GTGCTTGATCGTCGGCGCCATCGACTGGCCCCAGCCGGTCACCATTTTGAGATGGAAATGCTCAATGAACTCTACGCCCATCTCGCGCAAGTGCTGCGGACTTACCCGAACGTCCTGAAGCATTTCTGGATAGTCGTGCGGGATCTGTCCGCCACCCATCGCGGCGCGGACATCGTAGTGAGCGATCCAGACTTCATCACCTACGGCCCCAGGCCTGTAATAGTCGATCTCAATAGCGCCGCCAGCATCGCCGGCATCTGCGGCTGCTAGCAATCGCCTGCGGGCATCATCCGGCAACCCCTTGCCTTGCTTGGCCAGCATCTGGCGGACAAGGTCAGCCGCCGAGGCTTGAGGTGCCGGAAGCTCCGGAACGCCAACCGGGTCGGAGGGAGAAACCAGCGTTCCCGCACTGAGCCCGATCTTTGTCTCGAGGTTGGCCGCGGCCTTCTCCCCCAGGTTTCTGTGCCCATTGAGAATCTGGGACAGGTACGAGGCATCGAGGCCGTGCAGATTGGCAAAATCTTTTTGCGAAGCCCCAGCCATTACAGCTTTCAGAGCCTTCACGCGCGTTTCATTTATATCCATTCGCCAATCATCGCTTTCAGTTAGCAAACAGTAAATTACGGTCTGCTATTGCTTGCCGGATTAGCAGTTGCTAATCTGACGCTAACTAGGAGGTGAGCCCATGAACCTGCACAACTACATCAAGCCGCTCGACAAACAAGCCCTGGAGAGTTTTGCCGCTCGTTGTGGCACCACGGTAGGCCAACTTAAGCAGGTTGCTTACGGGTATCGCCGTCCTGGAGCTGCTCTTGCCATTGGCATTGAGCGAGAGTCGAGACGTTCTGTGTCCTGCGAGGAAATGCGGCCCGACATTGACTGGGGCTACCTGCGCAGCTCTCCGCCAGCAGCATCAGCAGCTTAAACAACTGCCGCACGCTTAGAGCTCAACGAAATCGTCGTCCGCTCAAAGCCCCGCAAAGCTTCATCAGTAAGGCGATCCCTGACCAGATCGGCATAGGCCTCGAAAGAAGGCCAAAGCCTCAGCTGGCAAGCCAAGGGAAGGGTGGATGCCAAGGCAGCCACAAAGCAGCGAAGGGCTGCTATCTCGCCTTGTAGTTCGGATGAGTCGGTCATGGATGCGTCCTTGATCAGTAGTAGCGATTTGGCATGAACCCAGAATACGAATGAGAGAGCCTCATGGAAACGTCCAGTCCAAGACATGCAGCGCAGACACGTGATCAGGTCCTGATCGCCCATGCACAAAACCAAATCGCCCGCACCAGCATGAGCCAGGACGACTTCGCCCAGGCGCTGAGTCGTGAGCTGCACCTGTCTTGCTCGGGCAAAGCTATTTCGAAAGACGTGCCGGACTTCGACGCTCTGACTCAGGCGAATGATGTGGGTGAATTCGTTAAAGCCACCGGGCGCTGGTTGAAGCGTGTTCAGCGCTGGCTTTCTGCGGAAAACGACATGCCGTCATGGCTGGAAGAGTCTTGGGTTTCCGCCCTCAGCGCCGAATACCGCGACGACTGCGTTAACGAGCTGGCAAGCCGTCACGGCCTGATCGGCGCCCGCCATCTGGAAACCGATCAATGCGCCAACAAGAGTTTTGGCGCCCTGATCCGCGCGTTCGGCGATGTGATTGATACCGGCAGCGATGTCTTCGACGACCAGGTTATGTGCGCCGAAGACCTGCCGCACCTTCCTGCGTTCGCCAAGCAATGCCGTCAGATCGAGGCACGTGCGGGCGAGCTGGGTCGCAAGGCAGAGCAACTGATGCATGAAGGTCGCAGCGGGCTGAAAGCCGTTTCGTAAATTTCAGGCAAAAAAAAGCCACCGGCGAGGGTGGCTCTTTCAACAGCAAGTTCAACGAGAAGAATCATGACAAACATCACCCACATACACAAGTCCCGAGGGTTCACCCGAATGGACAACGAAATTATGGAGGCTCTCGCGACTGTTGATCTGCCTGCGCGTGAGCTTCGTGTCGTCATGGCGATCGCACGGCAGACGATTGGATTTCAGCTTGAGACAAAACGTCTCACAGCGGACGAGCTGGGCAAGCTGACCAACATGCGCCGCGATGTGACCTCGAAGGCCATCAGCCACCTGCTCGAACGGCGGGTGATCTTCCGTGTCGGTGGCAGCCGTGGGGATATCGGCATTTCCCCTGTAGCTGAGTGGCTTTTCTACCAAGAAAAACGAGCATGTCTCACTGAGACCAAAACGTCTCACTCAGACAATATCGTCTCACTGAGACATCCGGCGAGTGAGACCAAAACGGCAACTTGCCTTCCTTATACAAAGAAAGAACCCCTATTAACTCTTTCTTCGAAAGAGATTAATCCGCCCCAAGTTGATTCGGGCGAATCCGCTGCCGACAAACCAGACCGCAAAGCACCATTCGGCAAGATTCAGATGCTTGCCAACAACCCGAATGCCATTCCTGAACAACTCCTTGTCGACTGGCTGGCCCTGCGCAAGACCAAACGCTCAGTCATCAGCCTGACCGTGTGGGATTCGCTCAACGCCGAACTGGTCAAGTGCGCAGAACTGGGCATCACCTCGACCCAGGCGATGACCGAAGCGCTTACCGCTGGCTGGCAGGGATTCAAAGCCGAGTGGATTGCCAACCGCCTTGCCAACTCAGCACCAGCCGCAAAACCGGTCAAGCCCGCTAGCCGCCACACCGGGTTCGCTGATCGTGATTACAGCCGTGGACTTGTAGACCTTGGGGGTGGCGAACATGCGTTCTGAAGAAGTCATTGAGATGCCGGCAGTGGTTGACGGCTGCGGTCAGCGTATCCAGCCCGCCGATTGCGACAAGCACGGCGCTTTCGACCAGCGCGTCAGCATCATCTTCGGCCGCGAGTTCAAGGGCATCTGCCCAGAGTGCGAGAAAATCAGCAAAGCCGAGCGAGAAGCCGAAGAGCAGGCTACTGCAGCGCGTGACGCTCGCATCGCCATGGCGCGGAAACTTGGCTCAGCGTTGATCCCGAAGCGCTTCGCCGACAAGACCTTCGACGCGTACATCGCTGACACCGAAGGGCAGAAGAAGGCGCTGCGCATCGCCACCCGTTACGCGGAGCGTTTCGTGGACATCGCGCCGACTGGACGCTGCCTTCTGCTGCTGGGCAAGCCTGGCACCGGCAAGACCCATCTGGCCGTCTCGATCGCCAACGAGGTGATGGGCACTACCACCGCAACTGCAGTTTACCGAACCATCGGCTCGGTGCTGCAGGCCATCCGTGCGACCTATGACCGTTCCAGCGATCAGACCGAAGCGCAAATCCTTCAAGGGCTCATCGCGCCATCGCTCCTGGTCCTCGATGAGATCGGCGTTAGCAAGGAAACCCCAAGCGACTTCGAGCTGACCACGTTGTTCGCGATCATCAATGGCCGCTACGAAGAGCTTCGCCCGACCATTATCGTCTCTAACCTCGAAGCCGAGCAGTTGCCTTGCGCCCTGGGCGAACGCTGCATGGATCGTCTTCGCGAGGGCGGTGGCGTTGCGGTGAAGTTCGACTGGGAATCGCAACGCGGCAGGGAGGGCTTCTGATGAAAATCCCCATCCTGATCATCACCGTTACGTTGCTGTGCACTGCCGTCCAGATCACTCAGCCGGGTGTTGCTTCGAAGCCTGTGCCGTTTTATTCGGGGGTCCTCTTCCGATGACCGACCTCATCCTTCGCACCGAGTCCGACCGCGTTCGCCTTATGGGGTACCTGCAAGGCCTCGACCTGACCAAACCGCGCAAGCTGACCATCGTCGAAATCCGCAGCAAGCGCAGTGATGCTCAGAACAAAATGCTGTGGATGTGGAACGGCCTGATCCAGACTCATCTGCGCGACTCGTTCGGCCAAATCGCCAGTTCGGAAGAATGGCACGAAATTCTGGTGTCGCGCCTCTGGCCGGCCGAGGTTCACCCAGTTCAGCTTCCAGACGGTACCCGATACCGCGTCGGCCGCGCCAAGACCCGCAGCTTCACCATCGCGCAGATGACGACCTATCTGGAATTGCTAGACGCGTACTGCGCCGTGCACCTGCAGTTGCTGCTGCCGCACCCCGACGACCTGATGTACGCCATCTACGGCGAGAGGAGGGCGGCATGAGCCATCAATTCAAAGCGAGCGATCTGGCGCTCATCACCAACCACACGTTTCCTGAAGCTATAGGCCGCTGCGTTGAGTTGGTTTCACGTCATCTGGTCGGGCCGGTAGATCGTCGCGACCCAGCGGACCCCAGCGTTTACGAGCTGGACGGTGGAGAGCCGGTCTGGGTTGTCACTTCGGAGTTCTTCTGCGAGCCGGGCTGCATTGCCTGGGAGAAATCGCTTATGCCAATGCGCGGAGACTTCGCACCCGAGCAAACCAAGTCCCGCGAGGTGACCGCATGAAGACCATCAACGCCCTCATTCGGACCCTCGCATGCTTCGCCGCAATGATGGAGTGCGCGGCGCTCGAACCGTCTACAGCCCAGTTCCAGATCGGAGGTGGACTGTGATCGGACGGGAAGCCAGGAAGTCGCCACCAGAGCGCAAGAAGAAGACCTGCGCCAATCCAGTCTGCGACGTCCAGTTCGTGCCGGCGCAGCTCGGGCAAAAGGTCTGCGGTTGGGCATGCGGCCTGGCCATCGCGCCGGCGAACCAGGACAAGGCGCGCAAGGCCATCGAGCAGCGTGAGCGCCGGGAGATCAAGGTTCGTAAGGAGAAGCTGAAATCGCGTGGCGACCACATGCGCGAAACTCAGCAGGCATTCAACGAATTTATCCGGTGGCGAGATCAGTTGGCCGGGCGCCTGTGTATTTCCAGCGGCAAGCCATTGGACTGGAGCGGTAACGCGGTCGATGCAGGCCATTACCGCAGCGTCGGGTCGGCTCCGCACCTCAGGTTCGACGAGCGTAACTGTCACGCCCAGAGCAAGCAGGACAACCGATTCCTGTCGGGCAACGCCGTGGTTTACCGCATCGGCCTTATCGCACGCATTGGCTTGGAGGCGGTTGACGCGCTGGAGTCGGATCAATCGGTTCGCAAGTACACGATCGAGCAGCTGCAAGAAATCAAAGCGCATTACCGGGCATTGGTCAGAGAATTGAAGGGGAGAGCGGCATGACTTATCGCAATGTGGTTTCCGCAGTAGTCCGGGCGCTGGCCGCCGAGACGATCAACAGCGCGGGCGGATGCGACTTTGAGCCAAAGGTGCAGGCTGCCAAGCAGAAGGGCGAGATCATCGGCAAGGAAGCTGCGTTCCTGCAAGACTGCTGGGTGTTTGGTCGCCTCCACAAATCGTTGTCGCCCGCACACTGGCGCGCGCTGGTGGCCAAGTTCTCGACGCACACTGACCGCAAGCACTCGGCAATTGCCGATCTGACCATGGTTATGCGCTCGCCAGCGCCGGAGCGGTTCCGTCACTGCGCGATCGTTACCTGGGCGCTGCCAAAGCTGCCAGGTGTCGAGGGAAAGCGGTCCACTAGTGTGCTGCCGGCCGGCTGGTACGAGATGGATAACTGGTCGAATGAACCGCACCCGATCAAGACTCAAGAGCGGTGGCGTCGTGAGATTCGCAAGACCTTAGAGCGCGAAGTTGATCAGGCCTTAGTGGAGGTCCAGCACGTTCTAGAGCATGAAGGCCTTCTGATGGCGGAATGTGCTTGACCTTCAGTGATCCAATGAGCCAATATCACCCCATCATGTCAATCCTGCGCGCATAAAGGATTGATCCAGAAAGCCCAGCATCTACTGTTGGGCTTTTTTGTGCGTGTTTTCCGCCCGTCGGCCTGTAGGCACTTCACGGTCTCGACGCATTCCGATCTGTATGTGCAGATATCCTGTACTCAGGTTAGGAGAGTCAGAATGGCGATCGAGAACAACGGACCGGAATCAGCGTATCCAGGTCCAGACGAGAAAAGCATCGACACCGGCGTAGATCATGATTCTGGCCTGGATCAAACTTCCTCTGAGCCTAAGCAGGGAACAGGTGAGAAGCCGGAAGACTGGACCCCGCCACAAGGCAACCCAGGCTCGGATCAGGATGCTCTGACCAACCGTGACAGAGGCGGCGCATAGCTCCCGCTGCTTAAAGATAAAAAGCAAATAGAAGCCCAGGCACTCGCTTGGGCTTTTTCATTTCCGCTCCCCGCAAGGGAGGACAGTCGGATGTCCAACATGCCCGAGAAAAACCCTGATTTCTGGGCGCAAGTCTGGATCGTCGTCACGACTCCCCTTTGGCAGGGCGCAATCATGTCGGCAACCATCTCGATGCTGCGCGTCCTCTATGAAGGCAAAGAAGCAAACAAGCGCCGCGTTTTGCTCGAAGCCCTCATGTGCGGCGGGCTGAGCTTGTCGGCCAGTAGCGTGATTGAGTGGATGGCTTGGCCTTCCAGTCTTTCGGTGGGAGCGGGTGGTGCCATCGGCTTCATTGGCGTGACCGCCATTCGTGAATTGATCATCAGGTTTCTCGGTCGCAAGGCGGATTCAGCATGAACCTCGAACCTGTTGTCGCAGTGACCAAATCAGTCTCCACTCTGCGTGCCATTGCGGCTGCCATCGTGATCGCCATTGTCATGGGGCTGCTCATAGCTATCCAGCAGATCCGTGTTGTGTCGCTCCAAGGCAACCTCACGTTGGAACGTGGCGCCACCGCGACCGCCCTGAGTGCCAACGCCGAGAGCCTGGCTACCATCACCACGCTGCGAGCCGAGGCCGCACGCAATGAGACTTACCGTCTCGATCTCGATAAGCGGCTGAAAGCCAGCGAGCAAAAAGCCGTACAGGCGAGGAAAGACTTTGAAGACCTCAAACGCAAAAGCCCGGCTGTTCGTAAGTGGGCTGATCAGCCTTTGCCTGACGGCCTGCGCGGGAAGCCCGCCAGGTCCGGGAAAGACAACAACGTTAAGGCTCGAGCCCCCTGAGCTGGTCTCATGTGAGCGCATCAGCACCACCGATGACGACCTCGCGCTGAACGGCGACCTTTGGGCGTTGAAGGATCGAGCCGTAAACCTACTCGACACCTGCGCCGATCAGGTCGACGCTCAGATCCTCCGAAGCAAAACTAAGTAATCCGCGCCACCTTTCGTCAGCGACGGTTTCGTGGCGCGCTCACATATTCCTAGTTCTTGCCGAGCCCCGGCAGTTTTCCGAGGTATGACATGACCAAGCAGCTCGTTAAGCCGCCTGCCAAGAAGCGCGCGCGCTTGAAACCCGAGATTCCGGAAGGCCCGTCCGAGGCGTTGGCGCCAGACATGTCGATCTCGCCCGCTGTGGCGTCGGAAGTTGATGGCCTAAATCAGCGCATCATCGACGCTGTGAATTACGCGAAGACGACTGGTGTAGCGCAAGGCTTCATCGTTGCGGTGCTTCATGGCGCGGCATTGCGGGAGACCGAGATGATGAACCGGCCTGTCCCGACCGCTCAAGGCTGACGGGTATGAAGATCATCGTCAGCAAGCTCCTTGGCTCTGCTGAGGTCGAATTTCTGCGTGAGGGTACAGTCGTGCACGTCGAGCGCTTCAGGGGCAAGACATCGAGCCCCTACGAGCGCCCGATCCGGACCGCCGAAGCGTTCGACGATCACCGATGCCGCTTTGTGACAGTGATGCCGGATGACTGGAAGTTCGAGTATGAGGTGGTGGCGTGAGACTGAATAAGTTCGGCCGCTTTGCCGATGCTTGGCGCGGGGACGGTTGGTTCGTCTCATGGATGATCGGTCGGGGGTTCTTTCTCATTGCCTTTCGACCGATGCATTGGCGGCTTACTTACATTCGCCCACCGGCCAAGCCTTGGGTGCGGCGAGTATATGTTGGCCCGGTCGAATTCGAGCTGACCAGTATCCCGCCACTATGAAGAAGTCCTGGGTAGTCACGGCGCCAGGATACAAACCCTTTCCCATGATCATGCCGGAAGACCACGACTACGCTGGTGCGCTGGCAGTTGCTCGGTCGATCTGGCCTGGCTGCGAGGTTGATTGATGGCCGCCCAAGTCCACGACATCGCTGATCAGCGGCCGCATGCAGTGGTAGCTGCTGATGACGCAGTGCACGTCAGCCCGGTAGCTCTGTTCCAGTCGGTCATCGCCGGAGAAAAGCCATCCAGCGTCCTGACCGAGCCAGTAGTGCGCCGGATCATTGAAGAGTGGCTGGAGAGGACGCGAGCATGAAGGTCGTTGAGTTAAAACGCGAGGGGTGGCGCGATGCAGCCAAGACCTTGCGCAAGATCGCAGATGATCTTGATGCCGGCGTGCATCCTGAATGCACTGTAGGCGCATTGACCATGATTGGTCCGAAGGGACAAGTGACCGTGTTCGGGCTGGGACCTAAGTGCGACGACCTGCAATGCTTGGGTGCGATGCGCCTGGGTGAACAGAAGGTCATTGATGTGCTGCTCGATATTGATGACTGAGTGTGCCGCAGGGTTAGTGCGGCGCATCTCCTATTCTCTTGCAGCCTGCATCTTCTCCGCCACCCCTTGTAGGTAGCCGATCAATTGCTTGACCTGCTCAGGCGTTGTTGCAATTGGATACTCACCGAGTACCGCTCTCAAAACGTCATGATGGTCGACACGGAACAGTCCCCCATCAACGTAAGTGGCGTACTGGTCAGCTGGAAGCTTGTACATGGTTGGGATGTCAATTGCGTTGTCTTCGGTATCGACAGTCACGTTGATCTTCATTGCCTCACCTCACATCGAATGAACCCCACCAATACCGGCATCCAGCCACTTATTCAAGCGAAGGCGGGCATGTGGACAGACCTTCACCGCCATCGTCATTGCTGGAACTGTCAGACCTATCTGCCTTCAGCATTCGTCTGACACCAGCTCCAGATGTATGGGAGTGGGTACAGGCAAAGATCCTCGCCGACACCGGCGACATCCATAACGAAGATCATGCCCATCTGATTGACGCCGATATCGCAGTGATGTGGGCATCGTCCGCATTCAACAAGAAAGGCCGGACAGTTGTTGGTCAGGCCGAGCAAGTCGCTTTCCGTGCAGGAGGGTGGCAGAAAGCCCGGATGGAGCAACAGATGATCGATTGGTTCGGCCGAGTGCCGACCTACATCATCACCCTGGCTGCCGATTACTGTTCCCAGTGCAGCGACGCTGACTTCTGCGCGCTGGTTGAGCATGAGCTTTATCACATCGCCCAGGCGCAGGATCAGCACGGTGCGCCCAAGTTCACGCAGGACGGTCTGCCCAAGCTTGAGATGCGCGGCCACGACGTCGAAGAGTTCGTTGGTGTCGTCCGCCGCTATGGTGCGAGCCCTGACGTTCAGGCTCTGGTCGATGCTGCAAACAAACCTGCCGAGGTAGGCAAATTGAACATTTCGAGGGCCTGCGGAACCTGTCTGCTCAAGTCGGCTTGATCCTTGACGCCCCTTGACGGATACCAAATCTATGGCAGCTCTGAAAGACGAGGTGAAGGCCTTCATTGTTCAGGCGCTCGCCTGCTTTGACTCGCCAAGCCAGGTAGCGCAAGCCGTCAAGGAACAATACGGCGTCGAGGTCTCCCGCCAGCTGTGTGAGCGATACGACCCCACGAAGTACTCCGGCCGAGACCTTAGCCACAAGTGGAAGACCTACTTCGGTGAGTGCCGCGCGCGGTTCCGCGAAGAGACTTCGGAAATTTCGATAGCCAATAGAGCGTTCCGGCTGCGCGGTCTAGCTCGCATGGCCGAGAAGGCCGAAAGCATGAAGAACATGGTGCTGGCTGCTCATCTATTCGAGCAGGCAGCCAAAGAGGTGGGCGACATTTACGTGAATCGCCGCCTCGAACCCGAAAAGCCTCTTGGCTCCCAAGCTGATCAGCAACATGCGGTCGCTGAATACAGGCTGGAGCCCGACGAGAATGTCCCGACTACCCCGTACCTTTGACGCCCCGGTCAAGCTGACGCCCAAGCAGGCGAATATTTACTGCTGGGGTTTCCAGCCCGAGGCGCGCTTCCGTGATGCGGTGTGCGGCCGGCGGTTCGGCAAAACGTTTCTCGGTAAAGCGGAGATGCGCCGTGCTGCGAGGCTGGCAGCAGATTGGGGTGTCAGTGTCGAGGATGAAATCTGGTACGGCGCCCCGACATTCAAGCAGGCCAAGCGCGTGTTCTGGCGTCGACTCAAGCAGGCGATCCCGGAGGCATGGCGTGATCATCGCCCGAACGAGACTGAATGCTCGATCACATTGAAGTCTGGTCACGTCATGCGCGTGGTCGGGCTAGACAACTACGACAACCTGCGCGGATCGGGCCTGTTCTTTGTCCTGGTGGACGAATGGGCTGACTGCCCATGGGCGGCATGGGAAGAAGTTCTTCGTCCGATGCTATCGACGTGTCAGTACACGCTGCCCAGCGGCGAAACCCGCAAAGGTGGTCACGCGCTACGCATTGGCACGCCGAAAGGGTTCAACCATTGCTATGACACGTATCTTGATGGCCAGCCAGGCGCCGAACCTGATCACAAGAGCTGGCAGTACACCTCCTTGCAAGGCGGCAACGTTCCTGCCGAAGAGCTGGAAGCGGCTCGTCGCAAGATGGACCCGCGAACGTTCCGGCAAGAGTACGAGGCTGGCTTCGAGAGCTATTCCGGGATTGTCTACTACACGTTCAGCAGGACTGAAAGCGCGACCACGGAGCGCATAAAGCCCGGCGAAGCGCTGCATATCGGCATGGACTTCAACGTCATGAAGATGGCTGCGGTGGTCTACGTGGTTCGAGACGGGCTACCACTTGCCCTTGATGAGTTCCATGGGGTCCGCGACACGCCAGACATGATCGAGAAGATTCAGGCGAGATTCCAAGGGCACAGCATTGCGGTCTATCCGGATGCCAGTGGGCAGAACACCAGCAGCAAGAATGCCAGCGAATCCGACCTGTCCCTACTGAGGAAGGCAGGATTCACCGTAGTGGTGGATTCAACAAACCCTGGGGTCAAGGATCGCGTGAACGCATTGAACGCCGTGCTTTTGAACACCTACGGCGAGCGGCGATTGAAGGTCAACACAGATCAGTGTCCTCAGCTCACGCTGTGCCTGGAGCGTCAGACCTACACCGATAAAGGTGAGCCGGACAAAGATCCGAAGAAAGGTCACGACCACATGAACGACGCGGCTGGCTACTTCATTGCCAAGCGCTATCCGATCAAAACTCAAACCGCCGGCGTCCGCCGTATTGGAGGATTGGCCTGATGCCAGTGCAATCAACGAACCCTGAGTACGACGACCACCTGGCCGAATGGCAGATGATGGACGACGCGCTCGAAGGCGAGTGCGCGATCACGCGCAACGACAAGTACCTTCCGAAGCCTTCCGGCATGGCCGAAGCTGAGAAGCTGGACGCTACCGGCAACGCTTACCTCTACACGAACTATCGTGACCGCGCCCAGTACGAGCACTGGGTGCGCGACTCGCTCCGGTCGATGATGGGTCTGGTGTCTCGGCTTATCCCCGAAATCACGCTGCCGGCCGGGCTGAAGGGGATCGAAGACAACGCCACCGCTGACGGCTTCAGCCTCAAGCAGTTGTTCATGCGCATGGTTCGTCAGACGATTTCGCACGGCCGTGTGCCGCTGGTTGTGAACGTCGACGATCGTAGCGAGCCGTATTTCTCCACGTACGCCGCGCGCAACGCGATCAACTGGGACGCCGCTGATCAGGGCGGTCGTCAAGACCTGGTGCTCGCAGTGTTCCGGGAGTTCAGGAAGAAGGGCGGGGATCGGTACAGCCACGAATGCGATGTAGTGTTCCGCGAGTTCTTCATGCGGGACGATGTTTGCTATACCTCGGTCCGCAATGAGGGTGGCGACGTAGTCGAAGACGAACGCCCGCTGGGCACCACCGGCAACGACAATCGATTGATTCGCGGGCTGCCTTACATCCCGGTCATTTACTGCGGCTCCACCGACAACTCTCCGGAAGTGGATGAGGTTCCGCTGCTTACCATGGCTCGTGCTGCGGTGAAATCTTACCAGCTCAGTGCCGACTACTTCACCGCGCTGCATCAGACCAGTCACCCGCAACCCTGGGTGTCCGGCCTAGATGAAAATGTCGAGTTGAGCGTCACCGGGCCATCAGCGGCTTGGGATCTCGGCCCAAATGGCAAGTGTGGTTACCTGGAGTTTCAGGGGGCTGGCATCGAAGCCGTACGCCAAGCGATGGCCGACCAGAAAGGCGCAGCCCTCGAAGCCGGCGCCAAGGTCATGGATGTTTCGGGTGATGCCGAGTCAGGCGAAGCCCGTAAGACGCGCCAGAACGATCAGCACGCCACGCTGCACAGCATTGTCATGTCGGTGGCCGAAGCCATCGAGCAGGGTCTGCGCTATGCGGCAGAGTGGAAGGGCTACAGGCCAGAAGACGTCGTCTTCATGGTCAAGCCTGAATTCATCACGCCGGTCGTGGATGCCCAGGTACTGGCCGAACTGCAGAAGGCCGTGATGGCCGGCACCGTTAGCGCCGATACCTATTGGCTCTACCTCACCACCGGCAAGCTGCCAGAACGCGCCTACGACGAAGAGTCCGACCTGATCAGCGAAGAGCGCGAGTCGGCTGGCATCAATCTGGATAAAGACGATGGCGACGGCACCAGCAACAAACCGGACAGCGGACAGCCTGCTGCTGGAGCAATCGACGCGGCATAGCGTCATGCTCGAGCGGCTGAAAGCAGGCGAGGTCAAGAAGTTCGAGAAATACCTGCGCCAGATCGACACGGTTGTGCGTGATCAGCTAACCCGCAAGGAGCTGACCACCTACGGCCGTGACCGGCTGGAACAGTTCCTCGCCCGCGTCGATGGGAAGCTGCTCGACATCTACAAGGCGTACGGCGACGTGGTGCAGGCCGATCTGGTCGACATCGCGATCTACGAATCAACCTTCGAAGCCAGCAGCCTCAATCATGCGTTCACGATCGATGCCGTGGTTCCGACCAATGCGGTGATCCGCGCTGCTGTCTTCTCGTATCCGCTACAAGTGACCGGGATCGACGGCGGCAAGCTACTCAAGCCATTCCTGAGCGGCTGGACGCGCACCGAGACAATGCGGGTGACGAACACGATCAGGCTCGGCTTCGGCCAGGGCCAGACGAATGCTCAGATCATCCAGGCCATTCGCGGAACCGCGGCGCAGAACTTCACCGATGGCATACTCGCAATCAGCAATCGCAGCGCGGCGTCGGTCGTGCAGACGGCAGTTCAGCATGTGGCAACCACAGCGCGCATGGAAACGCTGAAGGCCAACCCTGACGTGGTGAAAGGTTACCGCTGGATCTCGACGCTGGACCGCAAGACCTCGCTGCAATGCAAGGGCCTGGATGGCCGCATGTTCGAGGTAGGCAAAGGGCCGCTTCCTCCCGCGCACATCAACTGTCGGTCGTCCACCACTCCAGTGACAGCACTCGAAGAGTTCTTCTCGAAGGGCGCCACGCGAGCTTCAGTCGGCGACAACGGTGGCGGGCAGGTCGATGCCGGCCTCACGTATTACAAATGGCTCGCCACGCAACCAGCGAGCTTTCAGGATGCAGCGCTCGGGCCGGTTCGCGGCAGGCTGTTCCGCAAAGGCGGGTTAACTCCCGAGAAGTTCGCCACGCTGCAGCTCAACTCCAAGTTCAAGCCGCTGACGCTGGCCGAGCTAAAAGCGATCGAGCCGGAAATGTTTGTGAGAGCCGGTGTAAACTGAGCGCCCATCACCCAGGGCCGACCATGATCATCGTTGAGCACGGCGAAGGTAACGAGAGCGCCGCGAACAGCTACGCCGATCTTGAGTCGCTGCTGTTCCATGGGAGCTATTACCGGTATCCGATACCTGGCAGCACGTCAGAGCAGGTCGAATACTTGTTGCGGGCATGCATTGCCATGGATCGCATGCAGTGGAAAGGCCGGCCGACTTCGCAGCTTCAGCCGCTGGCTTGGCCCCGCACCGATATTGTTATGCTCGGCGAATACCTCAGCAAAACGATGGTTCCTTACGGCATTCGGCATGGGCAGGTCATGCTCGCCATCGAGATGTACGCCGCCGATCAAGGCATAACGCTTGTGCTGCCGACTCACGGCTACGAAGGTGACAAGGTCGTGCCGCTGATGCGCAGCACGGTCAAGGTCAGGCTGGATCCTCCGCTATGGACGCCGAGCCGGACGCAATTCGCGGATTACCTGGTGATGCGCGGATTGACTGTTGTTCGGTAGCTTCATGATCGCTAGGCCTTTCGTTTGGCGGCTGCTATAACGCTCCCCACTTTTAGGGGCAAAAAATGAATTGGATGACGGTGATAGTAGGGGTTGCTGCGTGCCTGATTTTCGGGATGCTTGGTCTTACGGCCGGCATCAACTTGAATCCGGCATCAACGGTTTCGTACGTGTGGGACTGGAATACGGCAGGAAGCTGGGTCTCGGGCATCGGTGCATTGCTGGCTGTGCTCACCACTTTATGGCTAGCTGATAAGCAGCGCCGAGAAGATGTCGAGCATTTACAAGTTTCGGTAAATACCGCGCTTGCTCACCCTGACAGACCTTGGTTCATTTCCATTGAGGTTGTCGCAGACGGCAAGCGTCCGGCCACGGTTAGGGGGGTGACGATTACATCACCTCACGCGAAGCATGCTGTGTACATGACTGGGTTCCTGAGTTTCAGTGACCAGTTACCCATACAGCTTAGCTATGGAGAGAAAGCCAATTTTCACCTGGACTACGGGACTGAGGACCTGATCAAGGGTTTCGTCGTAGATCACTGCAATGGCCAACCCGATGGCCTGAAAGCGGTTATTTCAACAAACCTGAACTCATTTACCGCCCCGTTCCATAAGAACCTTCTTACGCTGAACAGTTGATAAATCGCTAAATACCAGACCCGCCGATGGCGGGTTTTTTTATGCCCGCAAAGCGGGAAATTAAGCCCAAGGGGTGCGCCAAGTGGAAGACGAAAACCAGATCGATCTTGAAAGCCCGGCCGTCAAAGACGCCATTGCAGCGGCCGTGGAGGCTGCTACCGCCGGACTCAAGAACAAGAACACCGAGCTGCTTGGCTCGCTGAAAAATACCAAAACTGAACTGGACGGCTTCAAAATCCAGTTCGAAGGCTTGGACATCGCTGCGGTGAAGGGCCTGCTGACCAAGGTCGGCCAGGACGAAGAAACCAAGCTCATCGCTGAAGGAAAGCTCGACGAGGTCATCACTCGTCGCACCGAGCGCTTGCGTGGCGACTACGACAAACAGCTGACCGCCGAGAAGGCCCGCGCCGACAAGGCCGAGGCCTTCGCAGCCAAGTACAGCGACAAGGTGCTGGCCGACTCCATCCGCGCTGCCGCCATTAAGGCCGGCGCTCTACCCGAGGCTGCCGAGGACATCATTCTTCGCGCTCGGGGCACTTTCAAGCTCAGTGAAGACGGCGAAGCAATCGCTACCGACCGTGATGGCGAGGTCATCTACGGAAAGGACGGCAAGACCCCTCTGTCGCCGCTCGAATGGGCGGAATCACTGCGTGAATCAGCAACACACCTCTGGCCAAGGGCTCAGGGTGCCGGGCAGACCGGCGACAACGGTGGCAAGGCTACCAAAAAGTGGGGGGAGCACACCGAACAAGAGCGCGCCGCGCTCGCACGGGACAACCCCGAAGCATACAAGCGACTCAAAGCCACTCAAGGAACCTAATCCATGGCCACCACGCAACTCGCAGACATCTTCGTCAGCGACTACTACGCCGATCTGGCGCCGGTTAACTCGCCGGAAAAGACTGCTGTTTTTGACTCCGGCATTATCGTCAAATCCCCCGAACTGGATGCCATCGCGTCCAACGGGCAGGGCACCGCAGAGATTGCCTACTGGCAGGATCTGGATGCAGACGAAGAACCCAACATCTCCAACGACGACCCGGATGACCTGGGCCTGGTTGGCAAAGCCGAGATGGGCAGCATGCGTGCGCGCACGCTGTACCTCAACAAAGGCTATGGCGTTGCCGACTTGACCACCGAACTGGCCCGCACCGAGCCAATGCAGCACATCCGAAACCGTTTCGGCACCTACTGGACTCGCCGCTGGCAGCGTTACCTGCTGGGCGCTGCTCGCGGCATCATTGCCTCGAACATCGCCAATGATGCGGGTGACATGGTTGTCGATGCTGGTGCGACTATCAGCGCTGGTGCATTCCAGGATGCTGCGTTCACTTCTGGCGATGCTGCCGACGTGTTCTCCGCTATCGGCGTGCACTCGGTCGTAATGAACCAGATGGTCAAGCAGGACCTCATCGAGTACCTGCGTGACTCCGATGGCCGCATTCTCCTGTCCACCTACCTGGGCAAGCCAGCGTTCATGGACGACAGCCTGGTCTACGGCGCCGGTCGTTACCTGTCCGTGTTCTTCGGCCAGGGCGCGTTCGGCTACGGCGAAGGCAGCCCGGCGAACCCAGTCGAGCTGGAGCGCAAGCCGTCCGGCGGTAATGGCGGCGGTGCTGAAGTCCTCTGGGAACGGAAGACCATGATCCTGCAGCCGGCTGGTTTCAGCTGGAAGGGCGGCGAGAACCGCAACCTGAGCCCGACCGCAACGCAATACGCGGCGGCTGCCAACTGGGAGCGCGTGTTCGACCGCAAGCAGGTTCCTTTCGCTGCCGTCATCAGCGGCACCGTCACCCCGTAATCTGATTCGGCAGGGCGCCTTCGGGCGCTCTTGTCGACAGGGAGCTACCGATGAAAGTCATCTACACCGATACCCCGGGCAATGAGCCTGGCGTTTGCTATCGCCTGCTCAACGAGTTCTTCGGCGTGATCAGTTCGGCCAAGGAAGTGGTGGTGGACGGCGATAAGCCGAACATCATTGAGGCCTATAAGCGCGCCGGCATCATCGTATCCGATGGCAAGGCCCCGGCATTGCTCCAAGACGGCCCGACTGTCGCGGAGTTCGTCGATGCCGGTTACAAGGCGATCAACTACCCGCCCCAGGGTTACGCCTCGAAAAGCACCGACGCTGAAATCGCTGGCGCCATCGCAGCCCAGAAAAAGGCTGACGACGATGAGCCTGAAACCGATCCTCTGAAAATGAAGGTCGATGACCTGAAAGCGTGGCTGACTGCCAAAGGCATCGAGTTCGCTGCCGACGCGAAGAAAGACGACCTGAAGGCTTTGGTGCCAACGGAATAAGGACTTACACATGACCGATTTCATCACCGTTGCCGACGTTACTGCCCAGCTTGGTCCTGACTGGGCTGGCACTGGTGATCCGGTCCTTGCCGTGGCTATGGCTAACGCCTGGCTCACGTCCAAGATTCTGCGTGTCGTCCCTGATCCGCTTCCGAGCGAGATCAAAACGGCAGGCGCCTATGCAGCCAAAGAGGCGGCAGCAGGCAATTTGTACAAAGCGACTCAGAAAGAAGTTCTCAGCAAGACCGTTTCAGCGCAATCCGGGACTTCGGTCAGCAAAACCTACGCCGAGGGATCAACGGAGCTGAGCCAGGGCGAGAACTTTGCCTTGGGCCTGCTAGCACCATGGATCAAGCGCCCCGGCACCATCATGCTCAAAAGGATTTGACGATGGGCATGCGTGAGGAACTGCAGGCGGATCTCGCCGAAGCATTCAGCGACGAAGACGGCCTTGCTGATGCGGTGAAGCCTGTCGCCGGCAGCCGGAAAGAGGCTGGCGTCTACGATCCCGGCACCGGCAAGACCACCAGCACGACGACCACCTACGTGGGGCGCGGCGTATTCGGCAGCTATTTGTCGAAAGAGGTCGATGGATCGATGATCCAGACCACAGACGAAAAGCTGTTGATCCTGCAGAACGAGTTGTTCGTGTCGGTTGCGGGCGTGGCCACCTCGGCGCGCACCGAGCCGAAGATCGGCGACCTGATAGGCGGCAAGCGCGCGCTCAATGTCAGCCAGGACCCAGCAGGCGCGACGTGGACCGTCCAACTGAGGAAATGACATGGCGTCGAAGTACTCAGGACAGAAGGGCGGCTTTGCTGCGCAGATACGCGAGTTCGCCGAGCAGTCGAATGCGGCCATCGAAACCACCATGCGCGAGATCATCATCGAGCTTGGCTCCAGCGTCATCCGCATGTCGCCGGTGGGCAATCCCGAGATATGGGCGGAGAACGTCGCTCACCGTGCAGCGAATACACGCTCCGCTGACGACTACGACTTCAAGGTTGCCGTCCGCAACACAGTCATCAACCTGACCGAATCGAATTTCACCAAGTCCGGCAATCTGAAGAAGGGCGTGAAGTACGCTAAGCCGCTGACCAAAGCCGAGCGGGTGCAGAACTTCAACGTAAATGGCCTGGTCTCCGGCAAGGATTACGTCGGCGGGCGGTTCCGTGGCAACTGGATGTTCAGCATCGGCAGCCCGGACAGCAGCACGACAGAGACTGTCGACCCGAACGGCACCAAGTCCACCGCGCGCATCGTCGCTGGTGCGCTGGAGTTCAAGGCGGGCGACACGGCTTACATCACGAACTCGCTGCCCTACGCGATCCCTTTGGAGTTCGGACACTCGACCCAGGTACCAGGCGGCATGGTCCGCATCACTGTCGCGCGCTTCCAGCAGATTGTGCTTGAGGCCATCAGGAACAACCAGATATGAGCCACCTCACCATCCGCCTGCTGTATCAGCAGCGTTTAGCCGCATGGGCGGCCGACAAAGGCCTGCGCGTCTCGTACGAAGGCGCTGAGTTCATCCCGGAAGCTGACGAGACCTACCTGAGCTGCTTTGCGCTGCCGGCAGGCACGGACGCGAACACTCTGGCCGGGGACCACCGCGCGTACACCGGCGTGTTTCAGATCAATGTCGTGTCGCCGATCGGTAGCGGTACTGGCGACGCTGAAGGACTGGTCGATGAACTGGCCGATCTGTTCCCCGCGTATCTCCGGCTCAAGCGGGACGACTTCGAAGTGATCGTACTGACACCGGTTGAGCAAAGCCCGCCGATCCCCGGCGACACAACTCTCTCCGTGTCGGCATCGTTTCAGTACCGCGCTGATACCGACTAATTCGCCCATTGGGCAAACCCTGAACCCGCCTTCGAGCGGGTTTTGTCATTTCTGCAAAGAGGAAACTCCAATGGGCTACAAAATCCCGAACGGTGGCACGTTTCAACACGCCGCTACCTACGCCGCTCCACTTGCTGTGTCCGCAATCAGCAACGCGACCGAAGCCGTCGCCACTGTCACTGGGGCCACTCTGGCCGTAGGCGATATCGTCTTGGTCAGTTCTGGCTGGACTCAGTTGAACGGCCGTGTCGCTCGGGTGAAAGCAGCCACCGCGACAGCGATCACTCTGGAAGGTATCGATACCACCAACACCCAGATCTTTCCTGCGCTGGGCGGCGTTGGTTCGCTGAAGAAGGTGCTGACGTGGGTGCTGATCCCGCAGATTACTGACGTCGCATTTTCCGGCGGCGATCAGAACTATCTGGCAGTCGTATTCCTGGAGGATGCTCAGGGCCGCGAAATGCCAACGGACAAGGCTGCCGCTCGAATGACGCTGACAGTGGCCGATGACCCGGCCCAGGCGTACGTCCCCATTGTTGTCGCGGCTGACGCCAGCGGCGCACCGCAAGCGTCCCGTCTCAATCTTCCAGGCAACGACACAATCTACTACGGCGCTTGCACATCTTGGTCCGCGCAGCCTGTTGTCGCTCGGGGCGCTCTCCTGACCCGGACCATCACGCTCGCGTTGCAAGCCCCTATCACCCGTTACCTGTCGTAAGGGGCAACCATGGCCAAGTTCAAGATTGCGCAGGACCCCACGTTCAAAAAAGACGTGGATATCCCTCGCGTGAACGGCACCGTGAACAAGGTGCCATTTGAGTTCAAGTACCGAGACCGGAAGGAGCTGGCGAAGCTCTTCGCATCATGGAACGAGGCAATCAAGGATGACCAGGAGCGTTTCGCTGAGAAGGGTGATGACATCACCTTGGTCGACATCACTGATGCTCACATTGATCGACAGATTGAGCAGGTCACTGAGTTGGTAGTGGGCTGGGGGTTTGACGACAAGCTGAGCCCTGAATCAATCCGCGCTCTGGTGGAAACCTCCGCTGGTGCAGGTGATGCAATCGTGAAGGCCTACCAGGAAGCGTTCGCCGCAGTCCGCCTGGGAAACTGAAAGAGGTGTCGCAGGCGCTGTACACGTCCGCGACACCGGCTGATCAGCTCGCGATGTTTGGCATCACATCGACCGATCTCGACGAGACCATCGACGTGCTGCCGGACAACTGGGGGGCGTTTGTTCTTTTCGATGCGATGTCCACGCAATGGCGCACAGGATACGGCGGTCGGACCGGCCTCGATTACTCCGCACTCCCAGCGGTGATGAACCTGCTAGGGCTCCCCAAAAAGAACAGAAACAGCCTTTTTCAAGACGTCATTGTCATGGAAACCGAGGCGTTGCTCGTCATGAGCGAAGAAAAATAGCGGAGCGACCATGTCGGGCACAATTGCGCAGTTAGGCCTTGAGGTCGACTCGGGTGATGCCGTTCAGGCCGCCACGGATTTGGACAAGCTCACGGCGGCAGGCGTCAAGGCAGAAAAGGCCGCCGAGGATGTGGCGGCCGGCTTCAAGAAGACCGCAGCGTCGGCTAACGAACTGGCAGCCGCCGAAGACAAGGCTTCCCAAGCGACTGACAACGCCAAGGCACGATTGCTGGAGACGGCCAAGGCCTCACTGGAGGCGAGCCAGTATTACCAGTCGCTCACGACTGGCGTGAAGAACAACGCCTCGGCCATGGACTCCGGGCGCGCTTCAACCACCAATTACGTCGACCTGCAAACCCGCCTCAAAGCGATGTCGGATGCGCTGGTCGGCACCACTGACAAGGTAGCGGCTTCGACCAAGCAGGCCGCAGCCGCTACCGGTGTCCAGGCCGAAGGATTGCAGGCGCTGTTGGGCAAAATCACCCCAGCGCTCGCCGCACTGCAAAAACTGGATGATCAGCAGGAGGAGCTGAACAAGCATCACGCCGCAGGCACCATTGGGGTGGACGACTTCAAAACCTACTCCGCTGACATCGACGCAGCGCGGCAGCGAATCAAAGGCCTAGGCGACGACACCTCGAAGTTCAGCCTGAACACCAAGGGCGCGCGCGAAAACGTGCTCCAGCTCGGCAATGCTCTGGCCGAGGGCAACATTCGCGTCGCGGCGCACAACCTGCTGGAAATAGGCACCAGTGCTGGGACGTCGGCGCTGCGCCTGGCTGCATTGCTTGCGCCAATCGCCGCGGTGGTTGCTGTCGTTGCCGCCTTGGGCGTTGCCTATTACAAGGGCAGCGAGGAATCCGACAGCTACAACAAGTCGCTGATCCTCACCGGCAGCGCGGCGGGTCTGAGCGCCGTGCAGCTCGGCGAAATGGCCCGCCAGGTCAGTGCGACGGTCGGAACCACAGGCGCGGCCGCTGAAACGCTTGCCGCGCTGGCAAGCAACGGCAAGATCGCAGGTGAAAGCTTTCTCTCAATCGCCACCGCTGCTCAGTCGATGCAGGAAGCGACGGGCCAGGCAGTAAGCGAAACGATCGCAGAGTTCGTTAAGCTGGCCGACGATCCAGTGAAGGCTTCGGCCGCGCTGAACGATCAATACCACTACCTCACCGCGTCGGTTTACTCCCAAATTGCCGCATTGGAAGAGCAGGGCAACCATGCGGGCGCGGTTAAGCTGGCGACCGAACAGTTCGCGGACGCCATCAACGAGCGCACCCCGAAGATTCTGGAGAACCTAAGTTTCTGGGAGAAGGGCTACAACGCTGTAGCAAAAGCGGCAGACTCGCTGAAAAACGTCGGCCGGTCCGACATTGTTTCGGATATTGCCAAAGCTCAAGACGATCTGGATCGAGCGCAGAGGGGCGAAGTCGGCCTCTTCCAAAACAAAGCCGTGATGGTCGAGTACTACACGGACAAGCTCAACTTTCTGAAGGACACCAAGGCCGCCCAGGATGATGATGCGAAGTACGCGGGCGAGCAGGCCAAAGCCCAGCAAGATTCGATCACCGCCATGGGCAAGATCGATGCGCTTACGAAATCCTCATACACCAATGAGCAGAAGCGCACCGAGGCGATCAAGGATTATCGGCGCTCGCTCGATGCCATTCGCAAGACCGATCCGAACGATGCGCGGCTGAATCAGGCGGCCATCGATAAGAACATCGCGAACATCAATGACAAGTTCAAGGACGCCAAAGGGCCTGCAAATCAGCTGGACCTCAGCGGCGTCAATGACACCCAGAATCAGCTGAAATCGATTGCCGGCTATTACCAGAACATCCAGAAGGAACTGGATGCGGCTCAGAAAGCTGGCCTGATCTCCGCCGAGTCTTACAGCAGCCAACGCACTGCCATTGTCGAGCAAGAGAAAGGCGACGTCACATCTGCGTACGAGGCAGAGATTGCCGCACTCGAAGCCACCAAGAGCAAATCGTCGACGTCCGCCCAGCAACGAATCCAGCTTGATCAGAAAATCGCTGACGCGCGCACCAGTATGGTCAAGGCGCAGCGTGATGCGGATAGCCAGCTTGAAGTGTTGGCGACAAACGAGCAAGGCCGTATGGCCAAGCAAGAGCGGTCGATCAACTCATACGTCCAGGCTCTCAGCCAGCAGCAAAAGGCGCTGGAGTTGGCCGGGCAGCGCGCCGTGCTGGGCGTTGGCCGTGGTGATCGTGCAAACGCGCTCAATGGCGAGCTGAACAGCCAGCAGGACCGGTTTGCTCAGCAGTCGCTTGAACTCGCGAATCAGAAGTCCGATCCGTCGCGCAACATGTCGGAAGACGAGTTCGCGAAGAAGTCGCAGGCGCTGGCCGACGCCAACAAAAACGCCACCGACCAGATCCGGCAGAATTACGCGGATGTCGAAGCAGCCCAGGGCAGTTGGACGAGTGGCGCAAGCGCGGCATGGGAAAATTACCTGGACAGCGCCAAGAACATTTCCGGGCAGACCAAGAGCCTTTTCGGCAACGCGTTCAGCTCCATGGAAGACGCTGTCGTCAACTTTGCGCTAACGGGAAAGCTGTCGTTCTCCAGCTTCGCAAAATCGATCCTTGCGGACATGGCGCGTATCGCTACACGGCAAGCGTCGTCTTCTTTGCTCAGCTCTCTGTTTGGGGCGGGGTTGAGTTACTTCAGTGGTAGCGGCACCGGGTCCGAATCGTTGGGGGCGAGCCAGGCAGGCTATTCGCAAACGTACTTCCCGCAGGCCAAAGGCGGCGCATGGTCGAACGGCGTGCAGATGTTTGCCGAGGGCGCGGCGTTCACCAACAGTGTTGTCAGTACACCGACTGCGTTCGGGATGGCCGGTGGCAAGACTGGTGTCATGGGCGAGGCGGGCGATGAGGCGATCATGCCGCTGACTCGAACCTCAAGCGGCGCCCTCGGCGTCCGCTCTGTAGGTGGCGGCGGTTCGAGCATCTCGATTAACGCGCCAGTGAGCGTCGTGACACAGGATCGAAGCGGCGAAGGGATGCAGCTTGATCAAACAGCGCTTCAGCAGAATCTGCAAAAGCAGATGAAAAGTGCTGCGGAGAAAGCCGTGGCTGATTCTTGGCGCGCCGGCGGCGTCAGTTACCGCAACAGCACTGGGAGAGGGTGAGCATGGCGACTGAAACATTCACCTGGCCAACACAGCCGGGTGACGCCCCTGATATTGATTACCGAACGCGGACCTCTCAGTTCGGGAATGGGTACAAGCAGGTCGTCGGTGACGGGCCGAACAACAAGGAGTGTTCATATCCCATCACCTACACAGGCTCAAAGTCTGAGGTGATCAAAATAATGGCTTTCTTTGACCGCCACGCAGGCGCCAAAGCATTCCTCTGGACGCCTCCACTCGGCGGTCTAGGGCTGTTCTTGTGCGGCAAGCCCGTCCCGACGCCCATGGGCGGCAACGTGTACCGCATCACAGCGACCTTCGAACAAGCCTTCCGCCCATAAGGATCACCCATGCCGTTAATCAGCGATCTCCAGGTTCTTGAGCCTGGGAGCGAAGTGTTGCTGTTCGAGCTGGACGGCTCGGATTACGGCGCGGATATCCTGCGCTTTCACGGGCATTCGATCCCATACACGTCTGCTGAATTGCTGGTGGCTGGCGTGAACGCTGATCAGCTGCCCGCAAAGGCTATCTGGTGGCAGGGCGAGGAATATGGCGCGTGGCCGGTCCAGATTGAGGGCGTTGAGGCGAACGGCGACGGCACGGCGGTGCGCCCGACGCTTTCCGTGGGAAACGTTGGCGGCCGCATTACGGCGCTATGCCTGGCGTTCGAAGACCTCCTGGAATTCAAGATGACCATGCGGCACACACTTGGTCGATATCTTGACGCGGTGAACTTCGAAGGCGGCAATACCGAGGCCGATCCCACCCAGGAATCGATTGAAGTCTGGTATCTCGACCAGAAGACGAACGAGGATGGTGAAAACGTTTCGTGGGAGCTGGCCAGCCCGGGCGACGTTGGCGGCGAGTCTATTGGTCGCCAGATGACCACGCTGTGTCACTGGTGTCTCACCGGTGGGTACCGCGGGCCGAACTGTGGCTACACCGGCGGATACGTCGACAAGGACGGTCTGCCCACGGACAACCCTGAAGTCGACGAATGCGACGCGACCCTTGGCCGTGGTTGCGAGCCGCGCTTCGGCGCAAACAACGAACTGCCATTTGGCGGATTCCCCGCCGTCTCCCTCATCGCTCGGAGCTGATCATGCTCAAGTACATCCTGGAAGCGCTGCGCAAGCACGCGGCGGCGGAATATCCACGCGAGAGCTGCGGGCTGCTGCTGGCTGTCGGCCGGAAGCAGCAGTATTACCGCTGCACCAATGTCTCTACCGATCCCACCGAAGAGTTTCGCATCGATCCCGAGGATTACGGCCGGGCGGAAGATGTCGGTGACGTGATCGGTATCATTCACTCACACCCTGACGCCACGAGCCGACCGTCACCGCGCGATCTCGCGATGTGCGAAGCGACCGAACTGCCCTGGCACATTCTAAGCTGGCCCGAAGGCGACCTCAGAACGATCACTCCGACCGGCAACACGCCGCTGCTCAAGCGTCCGTTTGTCCACGGCGCCTGGGACTGTTGGCAGGTCTGCGCGGATTGGTACAAGCGCGAATGGGGGATTGAGTTCGAAGCCTTCCAGCGCGAGGACGGTTGGTGGGAGCAGGCCGATGGACCGAGCCTATACGAGCAGAACTACGAGGCGGCAGGGTTTGAGCGCGTCGGCACGCCTCAGCGCGGCGACATGATCGTCATGGACGTCGGTCGAACAAAGCATCCGAACCATGCCGGAATTTACCTCGGCACCGATGCGGCGCTGCCCGGCGAGGATAGCGGCGTGCATGGGCCTGGCCCTTTCATGCTGCACCACATGTACGGGCGGCCCTCAGAAATCATCGTCTTCGGCGGGCCTTGGCTGAACCGGACACGCCTGATCCTCAGGCACAAAGATACGAAACAGTAAGCGGCGATGCCGCGGGAGGCAGGTAAGTGACGGAACCAAAACAAGTTGAAGACTTGAAAAAAGGGCTGGCGCAGGCATTAGCGGCGATAGCCAACTTAGAAGCTCACCTCGCTAACGAGGCAAGCCAACGACACGCTTCCATTTCAGAGTTGGAGCGGCAGATCAGAAGGGTCGAAACTAAGCTTTCTCGCTAGGACTAGAGGATGTGCTGCTTGGCCGCCTCTTTGCGAGCGAGATCCTCGAGTTGAGCGATGGTCATGTTGTCAATCGGCTGACCTGGAACGATCCAAACAGTGGTGGAGGCATCTGTCGCCGCATTCTTGAGAGTGACCATGACGCGCCCGTCGACGCTAGTAACCAGTGTGTACAACTTGAAAGACATGCAGTGTTCCTTAAGGTAAATGCCCCGGTCCATGGGCCTGCAAGCAACGGACCAAGGCGGTTCGTTGGAGGCGCAACACTACTCCGGCCTGTATCAGTTCTGTTACTGGCCTTTTGTCCACGCTGGATGGGCAGATAGTCGAACGCTTTGCGCTGCGCGGGTCGCTGATGTAACGTTTCGCAATGTCATGAACCGCGTTCAAGCGACTTAAGGAAAAGAGATGAGAGTCTGGATGGCAACGCTGTTTCTGATTCTGGTTACCAACAGTGCGTTGGGTGCCACGATGAATAAGTGTGTTGATGGTGCTGGCAATGTGACTTTCACTCAGCAGGCCTGTGCTGGCGGGGGCTCAGGCGAACGCATATCTGTTCAAAGTGCCTCTCAAGGTATGGTCATCGCGTCTCCGAGTCAGATCCAGCAGCCAGAGCATGAAACCCGCCCGTCTGCGGGATCGGCTAGGGTGGATGTCGTCGGCGAGACCGTCAGTCCATGCGGTGCGGTATCAAGCCAAGAAATTAGAAAAGCGGTAGTGCAGAAAAAGATTTTTGCAGGGATGACATCCAAGGATGCAGTAAGCAGTTGGGGTAAGCCCAACAAGATCAACGCGAGCTCTGCCGGCCCAGATCAATGGGTTTACTATCGATCTGACTCGGACGCACAGTACCTGTATGTCGATCGACTTGGTTGCGTAACTGCTTGGAATTGAACTAAAAGTCGAGTTTATAAAAAGGGTAGGTGGTCGTATGTTCGTTGTCAGGCTTTTAGTCCTGGGATTTCTAGCGTTCTTTAGCTATTCAATGGGCGCAGAGCACGGCCCTCTCAATGCCTTCGGAAAGTTGATCGCGTATAGCGGCGTCGTGTTCATACCTCTCTTTTACATGCTTCCCACAGTCGAAGCGGCCATCCGCAAAAACAGCAACCTGCCAGCTATCGCGGCAGTAAACTTCTTTCTTGGCTGGAGCCTGCTCGGGTGGGTTGCTGCGCTGGTATGGGCCTTCAAAAAGCCGGCTCACGTCATCGTCACGGAAAGTGTCACCAGTCATCCATTTAGTGAGCCGGTGATTGCCGATCGCAAGCCGAAGAAAGACTGTCCTTTCTGTGGTGAGGAGGTTTTGGCGGTGGCCGTAAAGTGCAAGCATTGCGGCAGTGATCTTCATGAGACTGCTGGAGGTGTTGCATGAAAATCCGGCTATTGGTTCTGGCGGTGGCATTGTTGGCTGGATGCATGGCCCGCCCGATGAACGAGGTGAGACAGGACGGCCCGAACAAAATCCTGTATTCGAAGAAGTCTGATAAGACTGTCGCTCAGTGCGTTCAATACGAGTGGCAAAACCAGTCGCTTTTTGGCGTAACGCCCGAGGCCACAATGCAGGCGGGTCGAGATTCTGGCTACACGGTTTTCACCGCCGCCTCCGAGTACTTCGTGGATATCAAGGCGGGGGCATCCGGATCGGAGGCGAGGTACTACGTCATCGCCGACAACTGGATAGCTAAAGCGAGGCTGGAAAAACTTCAATCCTGTCTCTGAATAATCAACGAACCCGCTCCGGCGGGTTTTTTATTGGGACAAATAAATGGCCGCCACATACACCCCAATGACCGTGATCAAGCTTTCTGGCTCGCTTGCGAGGCGATTCGGCAGAGAGCATCGGCGCGCGATCGATAGCCAAAGCGTTTGGGAGGCTTTCCGAGCGCTCAAGGCGACACTTCTCGGGTTCGAGGATGAGATCAAACGACTGGATCGGCTCGGGCTTCAATTTGCGATCTTTCGGAACAAGAAAAACTCCGGAACAGAATCCTTCGAAATGGCCGGCACGCGCGAGCTAAGGATTGTCCCTGTCCTAGAGGGCAGCAAACGGGCGGGCTCGCTGCAAACGATCCTGGGTGCGGTCCTGATAGTCGTCGGCTTGGTTATCACTGGAGGCACATTCGGCGCGGGAGCCCCGTTTGGGTCTGCCCTGGTCACGCTTGGCGCTTCTATGGTGGCAGGCGGCATTATTCAGATGCTGAGCCCGCAGCAGAGCGGGCTCTCGCAAAGCGCCTCACCCGAAAACCTACCGTCATACGCCTTCGGCAGTGCCCGCAATACCACGGCCAGCGGTAACCCGGTGCCGATTTGCATCGGAAAGCGGCGGTGGGGCGGCGCAATTATCTCGGCATCGATTTTGGCCGAAGACAAAACCTGATCTGACTCGCGTCATCCGACCGCCTCTGGGCGGTTTTTTTATGCCTGGAGAAAAGCATGGGCGCAGCACAGCAGTTAGATATTCATGGCGCCAAGGGCGGCAGCACCACACCAAAGTCGCCAACAGAAGCCACCGACAGCCTGCGCTCAACGAACCTTGCAAAGATCCTGATTGCGGTCGGTGAGGGCGAGTTTGACGGCGTCCCTACGGCAAAGGACATCTACCTCGACAACACCCCGATCGAGGACGTGAACGGCAACGTCAACTTCCCAAATGTGCAATGGGAATGGCGTTCTGGCTCCGTCGAGCAGTCCTACATTCCCGGCATCCCGTCCGTTGAAAACGAAACGACCGTCAACGTTGAGCTGCGCAACGACGCGCCATGGGTTCGCTCGATCACCAACGTTCAGCTTTCGGCTGCGCGCGTGCGCTTGGCGTGGCCAGCACTTCAGCAGCAGGACGATGAAGGCAACGTCGGCGGATACCGGATCGAATATGCAATCGACATCGCGACCGATGGCGGCGCTTATCAGCAGGTGTTGAGCGAAGCTGTCGACGGAAAGACCACCACCCGATACGAGCGTTCGCGCCGCGTCGACTTGCCGGCTGCAACCACTGGCTGGCAGATCCGCGTCCGCCGCATCACCGCGAACCAGAACACCAACAAGGTCGCTGACACCATGCTGGTGGCTGGCTTGACTGAAGTCATCGACAAAAAGCTGCGCTACCCAAACACCGCTTTGCTCTACATCGAGTTCGATGCCGAGCAGTTCACCAACATTCCCGCCGTTACAGTCGACTGTAAGGCCAAGAAGTGGCAGGTACCGAGCAACTACGATCCTGTCGCACGAACCTACACGGGAGTGTGGGACGGCACATTCAAGGAGGATTGGACCAACAACGCAGCCTGGATAACTTTCGGCGTCTGCACTGAAGACCGGTTCGGCCTGGGCAAGCGCATCAAACCCTTCATGGTCGACAAGTGGGAACTGTACCGGATCGCGCAGTACTGCGATGTGATGGTGTCCAATGGGGTGGGTGGCCAAGAGCCGCTATTTCTTTGCGACATGAACATCCAGGGGAAGTCCGACGCTTGGGGACTGCTGCGCGATATTTCTGCGATCTATCGCGGCATGACCTATTGGGCCCAAGGTCAGCTTGTGATGCAAGCAGACATGCCGCGCGCGCAGGATTTCGATTACGTCTTTACCCGCTCAAACGTGATCGACGGCAAGTTTTCCTACGGTAGTGCCTCCTCTAAAACCCGCTACACCCGCGCGATCGTCAGTTACGATAATCCGGCGAACAACTACGACACCGACGTCGTCGCCTATTCCGACCTGCCACTACAGCGCCGATTTGGCGACAAGCCAGTGGAGATCAGCGCAATTGGTTGCACTCGCGCATCCGAAGCGCAGCGCCGCGGCAAGTGGGTGGTACTGACCAACAACTTCGACCGCACCGTCAGCTTCAAGACCGGCATGGAGGGTGCAATCCCTCTGCCTGGCTACATCATCCCGGTTGCCGACTCGCTGTTGGCAGGCCGGGAGATCGGCGGGCGCATCTCGGCCGTTGCCGGGCGCGTCGTGACGCTGGACCGTGACACCCAGGCGAAGGCGGGCGACCGTCTGATCGTCAACCTGCCAAGCGGCAAAGCCGAGGCTCGCACCGTTCAATCGGTCGCCGGGCGCGCCGTGACTGTCACGACCGCCTACAGCGAGACCCCTGTCGCCCAGCTGCAATGGGCGATCGATGCTGATGATCTGGCAATCCCGCTGTATCGCGTGATGAGCACCAAGCGCACCACCGAGGGCGATTACGAAATCACGGCTTTGCAGTATGAGCCAAGCAAGTTCGCGGCGATCGACACCGGCGCGCGCCTGGAAGAACGCCCGATCAGTGTGATCCCGATCACCGTCGTTCCGGCGCCGGCGAGTGTGACGCTGACGTCGACCTCGGCCGTGTCGCAAGGCATCGCGGTCACCACCATGACGATCGCCTGGCCCCCGGTTAGCGGCGCAGTGGCGTACGACGTGGAGTGGCGCAAAGACAACGGCAACTGGATCTCCGTCCAGCGCACCGGCATGACCAACGTCGACATCACCGGCATCTACTCGGGCGGCTACCTCGCTCGCGTGCGTGCGGTGAGCGCATACGACATCACCTCGATTTGGAAAAGCTCGAACCTCACTCAGCTGAATGGCAAAGAAGGCCTGCCGCCAGCGGTGACCTCGCTCACCACCACCAGTCTGCTGTTTGGTATCGGCCTGAAATGGACCTTCCCCGCCGGCGCGGAAGACACCCAGCGCACCGAGATCTGGTACAGCCAGTCGCCGACGCTGGAAACCGCGACCAAACTGGCGGACCTGTCGTACCCGCAATCCGACTATTCGTTGCAGCAGCTCAAAGCCGCCATCACGTTGTTTTTCTGGGCGCGCCTGGTGGACCGTTCCGGCAACGTCGGTCCGTGGTATCCAGCTGGCAACGGCGTGGCCGGGCAAACGAGCTCCGATGCTGACGCCATCCTCGATCTGCTCGTGGGCGAGATCACCGAGAGCCAACTTGGCCAGGAGTTGCTTTCCGATATCCAGACTGGCGGCTCAGGTCCTGGCTCTATCAGTGAGCGCCTGACCGAGATTGACGGAGAACTGATCGACCTCGGCAATCAGTCGATCGCGATCCGCGACAATCTGCAAAGTCAGATCACCTCAGTCAACGGCACGCTGACGTCCGTAAAAAATGACCTTCAAGGTCAGATCACCGCGGCGAACGGCGCCCTCACGTCTGTAAAAAATGACCTGCAGGGACAGATCACAGCGGCCAACACTGCAATCACCGCCACCAACACCGCGTTGAACGCAGCGAAGACCAACCTGCAATCGCAGATTGACGCCGTGAACGTGATCGCGGGCTCTCTGCCGTACAAGGCGAGCAGCACCTACACGACCGGAAAAGCGACTCTCGGCTCTGACGGGATCATCTATCAGGCGACGCAGAACGTCCCGATCAACACGCCGCCGCCGAACACCACCTACTGGCTGAACATCGGCCAGGCCGCCGCCGCAGGTTCTGCGCTCAGCACTCGCGTGCAAACTCTCGAGACTCGCGCGACCAGCATCGAAGGCGTGAATAGCACGCAGGCGACGCAAATCACCGGCCTGACCAGCTCTGTCGCCAACAAGGCAGACGCGTCGGCGGTCACGTCGCTGAACACTCGCGTGACCACTGCCGAGGGCAACATCTCCTCCCAGGGCAATGCGATCACCGGCCTGACGAACACTGTCGCGGGCAAGGCTGATTCGACCACTGTCACGAACCTGACCAACACCGTGACGCAGCAAGGGACGGCGATCACGGCGCAGGGAACGGCGATCACTGGCATCACTGCCAGCTTGGGTGACGTAGGCGGGCAAAACCTGTTCTACAACCCGTCGTTGGATTACATGCTGGCGGGCGGCTCGACTGTGGTCGCCGACGGCTGGGGCGTGACCAATGCCAACGGCTCGACCAACACTCCGAGCGTGGTTGCCTCGACCTTGGACCCGAAGGGCAAAGCTCAGCGCATTGATCTGGTAACGAGCGGCACCGGTTATGCCGATCTGACGCCGTTCACTGTTCGTCGTCCGTCGTTGTCAGCAGGTCAGAACGTCATGCTCTCCGCCTACGTGCGCGGTACCGCTGGTATCGCGGTCCGGATGTACATGCAACCGCTGAACGCTGCGGGCGCGACACTCGGAACGAAGACCGGCCCGACAGTTGTAATGACCGGCGAGTGGCTCCGCATTCCGCTGGACTACGCGGCGCTACCTGCGAACACCGCATCCATGCACTGCATCTTTCGTCAGGGCGCGGCAATAGGCGGGACAGTCACAAGCGGTTTCGTCGAGTGGGATCGCCTGCAACTGCAACTCGGCACAGTGGTTACGGGCTGGCAGGACAACACCGGCACGATTTCTACCGACGTGGCCGCGAATGCTACGGCGACGACGGCACTCACTGGCCGCGTGGCGACTGTCGAGGGCAGCGTTACCAGTCAGGGAACGGCAATCACCACCCTGACGAACAACGTGACGCTGGCAGGCGGGCAAAACCTGCTGCCAAACCCATCGCTTGACCGCGAAAGCACAACTGCGGGCTTGGCACTGGGCTGGCGCACTGGCGTGGGCTCTGGAACCACCGCTGTTCGATCCCTCGTCGCCTCCACCTTGGACCCGAAAGGCAAGGCACAGCGCCTGGATATGACCGGCTTGAGCACTGGCGCGACCGCATACGTCGACTATGCCCTGACCGGCTCCGTCGCTGACGGCTACCTGGCAAGCGCATCGGTCGGACAGGTAATGACCATGTCCGGGAACTGGCGTGCGACTGTCGGCCTGACTGTTCAACTGTTCTTCCAGTGGAAAAACGCGGCGGGCGGAACAATCAGCACCGACGGCGCTACTTCTTTCGCCTCAACTGGCGACTGGCAACGCGGATTCCGGACTGCCGCCGCTGCCCCCGTTGGAACCGTCGCCGTGGATCTGCTGTATAGAGTTCGCGGGGCAACCGCCACCGCGGTCGATGGTTTTATTGAATTCGACCGCATGCAACTCGAGATCGGCTCACTTACCGGGTGGCGCGATAACAACTCGCTGGACGCGGTCGACCTGACTGCGAACGCTGCGGCAACTACCGCGCTGACAACCCGCGTAACGAGCGCAGAAAGCACGCTTTCTACTCAGTCTGGTCAGATCACCACCCTGACCAACGACGTTGCCGGCAAGGCAAGCTCGGCGACTGTAGCCGCGCTTGACTCGCGCGTAACAACGGCGGAGGGGAATATTGACTCTCAGGGCTCGGCAATTACGAACCTGACGAACACTGTCGCCGGTAAAGCTGACGCGTCCGCCTTGAATGCCCTGACGACTCGCGTGACGAGCGCAGAGGGCACGATCACAAGCCAGGGCAACTCGATCACCGGCTTGACCAGCACGGTCAACAACAAGGCCGACGCATCCGCCGTCACTGCCTTGACTACCCGCGTGACCGCGACCGAGAGCAAAAACAGCTCGCAAGATTCTACGATCACTAGTCAAGGGACGGCGATCACCAATCTGCAAAACGCCCTGCCAGGCAAGGCAGATGCGTCCGCTGTGACCGCGTTGACTACTCGCGTTTCGAACGCCGAGGGGACGCTTTCTAGTCAGGGATCGGCGATCACCAGCCTGACCAACACCGTTAACGGCAAGGCCGATGCATCTACAGTGACGAACCTGTCAAACACGGTCACGGCGCAGGGCAACACCATTACCGCGCAAGGGACCGCGATCACTGGCATCAACGCTACGCTGGCAAACATCGGGGGCGAAGGCGCGAACCTGATCCCTGCGGAATACAGCTCGTTCACTTCGGTCGTGCCGAGCATGGCCAAACAAGGGGTTGTTGCACTTGCCGTCGAAGCCGATAGCACCGCCTATTCCGGTTATTTACTGAAGGCTAGCACTACCACTTCCTCGACAGGTTACCTCTACCTCGGGGACGTCAGCGGGACTGATTACAACCTGCGGCTGACACCGAACGGTAAGTACATCTTTTCGTTTTGGGCAAAAGGCAGCGCCGCTCACAGTATTAGCGTGCGCCTTCGCTTCCCGGTAGCGGGCGGCGGCGTTAGCGAGTTTGTTGTAGGCACGGTGCCTGTCGGCACGGACCTTGCGCGCTTGAGCGTTGCCATTACCGCTTCCGCGACGCTGGTTAGCCAAGCGGTAATAGTGCTGTACACGCAGAACACCGCCGCCATCGGCGACACATGGTTCGACGGGTTCATGCTTGAGCAGCAAGTCGGCACCGGCAGCGCTCCAAGCAACTTTATTCCTGGGCCGTCCACCCGTCAGTCTGCCGCCAACGCAACCGCGACCACCGCACTGACAGGCCGCGTCACGACCGTCGAGGGCACCGTTAGCACGCAGTCGAATCAGATCACGGCGCTGACAAACAATTTGACGAACAGCGGCGGCGACAACCTGCTACCGAACAGCTCGTTCGAGGATATGGCGACCACTCTCCGCCCTAAATACTGGCAAGTGGGCGGGAGCGCCTCGTGGACCGATTCCGTTCCTGCTTCGCCGCTGACCTTGAGCACGCAGTCGTATCGCGCTACATCTGCGGCGGCGGTTCCGGTTGCGGGAACGCTTGAAATTCGATTTAACACCGCAGAGGGTCCACGTCCGAAAGTCACTGGCGGCAACACCTACACGCTCAGCTCTTTCATCCGTGGATCGACTGGCGGCTTCCGTATCTCGATGTACATTCAGTTCATGAACGCGGCAGGGACAGTGCTCAGCACTCCCACGATGACCGAAACCCTCGTGACTGACACGTTCACCCGCTACACGCTGACCGGCGTCGCTCCGGCGCTTGCTGTGAGCGCAAACGTGTACGCCGTGCGGATCTTTAACCGCACTGCCGCCGCCGCTGATATGTTCGTCGAAGTCGACAACGTCCAGTTTCAGGAAGGCCCGGTAGCGACCGCGTATAGCCCTTCAATCAAAATCGCTCTCGATGCACAGTCCGCAGCGACCGCCGCTCTGACCTCCCAGGTCACGCAGCAAGGGACTGACATCACCAGCGCATCGACACGCGTCACCAATCTGGAAAACAGCGTCAACAACGCTACGACCGGCCTGGCGACCAAAGCGAGCAGCGCCGCACTTGATTCCCTGACGTCGACCGTCACGACTCAGGGAACCAACATCACCAGCGCGACAAACCGCGTGACGACTCTCGAGAACAGCGTGAACAACGCCTCGACCGGTCTGGCGACGAAGGCAAGCAGCACGGCCCTCAACTCGCTGTCTGGAACCGTAACGACTCAGGGCAACACGATCACGTCTCAAGGGACCGCGATCACGAACCTGGCCAACACGGTCAACAGCACCACTGACGGTCTGGCAACGAAGGCGAGTGCCGCGGCGCTCACGGCCGTGACCAGCCGCGTGACCGCCGTCGAGGGCGTCAACACCAGCCAGTCGACCAGCATCACGAACCTCACGAACTCGATCAACTCGATCCAGGGCGATCTAAATGGCTCGGAGCTGGACGCGGCGCCGGGGGCGAACTGGAACTTTGACGGTTCGCTCGACGGATGGTTTGGGCAGAACGCCTCCGTGGCACTGGTCGGAACCAGTTCTATGCGCGTCACGGCGTCGACGGCCAACCCGATTGCCGCTTGCGGCAACCTGTCGATCGTGGGCGGTCGTTACAACATCGTGCGGGCCAAGATTACCCGCCGCACGGCCAACGCTGCGGACTGGAACGGCATCCTCTACTACGCCACGCCTGGGCATGGCGTCAGCTCGAGCTATTACAAAGCGTCGGCAAACCCGAACATCGCCGTCGACGCCAGCGCAATCGTAGAATGGGATATGTCGGCGCTGACTGCGGGCGGCGCGGACTGGATGAACAACACGATCAACACGCTCCGCTTCGACCTCGGCACGCGCACAGACAGCGTTTTTGATATCGACTGGATCGTGGTCGGGCGTAAAGGCCCCGGCGCATCGAGCCAGGCTCTGTCGTCCCTGTCGTCGACCGTGACTCAGCAAGGCACTACGCTGACCTCTCAGGCGTCGGCAATCACGAACCTGAACACGACTGTCGGCAATCAGGGCGCGGCGTTGCAGATCCAGGCGCAGGCAATCGGCGACACGGCGGGCAAGGTTTCCAGCTCGTACACCGTCAAGCTGCAAGCTATGACCGACGGCCGTCAGTTCATGGCGGGATTCGGGATTGGCCTCGATAACAGCTCAGGCGTAACGCAGTCGCAAGTCATATTCAACGCTGACACGTTCGCGGTGCTAAATGGCAGCGCCGACCTCAATAACGGTGGCCGGGTGGTGTCGCCTTTCGTTATCGAGGGCGGACAGGTTTTTATGTCCGACGCCGTAATTAAGAAGGCAACTATCACCAATGCGATAATTGGGTCGACAATTTATTCGCAGACCTTCACGTCGTATGGGCAACCTGTGATGACCACCGACTACAACAGCGGCATGATCACTATCCAAAATAAAGCGACCCAAGGCCGATACATGTTCATTCGTGACGACGGCATCTTTATGGTGTCCGGCGGCGTCGTTATGGTGGAATTGAGCTTGGCGTAGGGGAGGGCGACAAATGCCAGGACTTATAGTTAGAAATCCTCAGGGAGTCGTCATCCTGGACATGACGATGCAGATCAGTCAGAGCATGGGCTCGGTAGATACTGGCGGTGCGGCGGGGTCGATGGCAATCCCGGCGCCGCCTCCGGGCAAGCAGGCCTATTACGTCATTGTTCCGCTCGTTGACATGCAGAGGGAAAAAGGAAAAAGGCCATCGGTTTCAATAGTGAACAATGCTCTCTACTGGTCCTACTCATTTAACCCCGAACCGACGTGGGGATACTTCGCAGCCAATTGTCGAATCTATTACGGATGCTACTGAATGCCGAGCCTCATAGTACGAAAGCAGAGCGGTGTCGTTCTTTTTGACTCGAAGTACATCGTTCACGGCCTGGTCAAAAGTGGATATCTCCAAACTGACGACGTATGGCAGCGAAAAATCATCCGTGCGAGCAATGTGGACCCGAACCTTGGCTCCAGCTGGGTAGACGGCGGGCTGCCAGGTGATCCGATGTACTCGATCACGGTGAACAACTGCATATCGCCGATCTGCTTCATCGTCGGGAAAGGATGCCTGCAAGGGACAACGCGCTCTGGCAACACGATGAAATTTATTTACAGCGGCGGTGACACCAATACAAAGGCTTATGTCTTCGACATGATGCAAGACAATCTGCCGGGGACTGCTTTTCTGAAGTTGCGTAACGAAACGGGCGTTGTAACTTTCAACTCTCTGCAGGTTCCGTTGAACATCGCGTACGCAATTCAACCGCCGGGCCCGAGCGCCGTAGATAGGTTCGGACGCCCACAATCGCCTTATGATGGCGCGAACTGGCAAATCATCCGTCAGCAGAGCTCAAACGGCGTTCCGATTCTGCATTCCGTTTTAGAGATCGCCCTGACGCCTAGTATCGAATATGCCGCCTTTCTCAACTATTCGCGAACCTGCACTGGGTATTGGGCCAGCACAGGCGCTAACGTGCAGATTGTTGGTATGTCCGAAGGCGCATACGGGCGCGTCGGCGGGATAAGTTTCATGTTCGGCGCTGCTGGCGCTACAACAACTGCCGGCCCTTCGGACGTTAGTTATTCGCTGCCAGCTTCAGTAAATAACGTTCCCACTGATAGATATCCGCTTGCGCTGGTAATCCCAACCGGCAACTTGCCATTTCCATTCGGTTAACATGCATCACCCCACTGAAATAAACCCACTCGGAGAAACACCATGCCTTTCATTGTTATCAATTCCAGCAACGCCTTCGATCCATCCAACCAAATCGAATACGCAACTGCTGACGATGCCGACACCAAAGCTCGCGAGCTGCTGCAGGCCAACCCCCAGGCAAGCGTACGGACCGCCCAGTTGCTAAACACCTACTCCGCGAAAGTGACCATCACCTCGAAAGCGGTGCCAGAGGCACCTGCCGTTCAAGAGCCCGCTGCCACGGCATGAACTGAGAACAGTCGATGCCCGCCATGTGCGGGCTTTTGGGGAAGCGGCTTCAGTTGTCTGCCACTCCCCAAAGACCTCACCTACCGCTCACGAGGATTGCCTGTGGCTTTTAAGAAAGCCACATCAAGCAGTTTTTCCGAGGTCGCTATCAAGTTCTCCAACTCTTTTTGCAACGCCAAGTCGCTCGTTGTGTCTAGGGCAGGATTGAATATATGCGCCGCGCTCGCGATAGCTTTGGCAGAAGCTTGAAGACTTATTCTGAGCGGGTCGAACAGGTCATGCATAGATTTATGATCAGGGGGACCATCAATGTATCCATCGGTTTCGGTTATCATCAATACGCGTTTTGCCACCACCGATTGCTCATAAGGGCCTGATGTTGCCTTGGTGAGAAGGAACATCAGGTCAACGCCTGCGCCGCCTACCCTTTGCAAATAATCGGCTTTAGGATTGCGCCACCCGCTTTCATAGTGACCCTGCGCGTTGGGTTCAACGCCGCCAATTCTTGCGAAATTTGCTTGGGTAAGGCCTAGCCTATTTCTTTCTTTCCGTAACCGTAATCCAAAATCTTTCACGAGCATACTCCTGCGAAATCCACTCAATTCCGTTCTCGAAACAAAGTGTGATGGAGGCTGGAGCACGAGGTTCTCAGGAGTAAGCCACTTCCTCGTACGCGGCTGATCACTAACCATAGTCTGTATTCAGAAATTTGTTGCCCGCTCAGTGCGGGCTTTTTTTCGCCTGGAGAAAAGCGAATGACCGTAACTGACAATGATCGTGACGTGCTGGCGCGTACCCTTTGGGGTGAGGCGCGAGGAGAGGAGCCTGCCGGAATGGTGGCCGTTGCTTGGGCGATCCGCAACCGCGTGGACGACGGCAAGGCCAAGTCGTGGTGGGGCGAGGGTTATATTGGCGTCTGTCAAAAGCCGTGGCAGTTCAGCTGCTGGAATTCGAACGATCCCAACTTCCCGTTTCTGAGCGGCGCCAAGCCGATTCCGAAAGCTGAGTTTGCGATGTGCCAGCTAGCAGCCCAGCAGGTCATCAATGACGTGAAGCCTGATCCAACCGGCGGGGCGACTCACTATTACTCGACGACAATGCCGAAGCCGCCAAAGTGGGTAACCGGCGCAAAGCAGACGCTAAAGCTCGGGCACCATGTTTTCTTTAAGGACGTCCCATAACGTTCGCTGGTCAGTCGAATCGGGCCTTGCTGGCATTTAGGGTTGCCGGACTTGCTCGGCCGATGCTGTCAAGTTCTACCCATGGATTGAGGCTTGCTAAGGCGCTCGCACAGCCGTGGCCGTGCTGGAACGGGGAGCTCCTATCATTCTCTGATTGCGACGCGTGGCATGCGCGACAACTGACCACCGTCTTAGATATCTGCCATGTGAAGTGCCAACGAATCAGGCGGTCTTGTGCATTCATGTTATCTCCGTCTCAATCTCATATGGGATCGATACGAAATGATAGATTCCTGCTTTTCGTATGGATTCAATCTAAATCGATTGGCCGCGCAAATGGCCAACACGCTCTGCTGATAGTTGCCGTACACGTCATTTGTGCCGTAAGGTTGCCTCGGCCGACCTTGGCGGGGTTTTGTTAAGCACTGCCCAGATAACCAAATCAGATACCGCCTTGAAAAATAAACAAATTCCATCGGTTTGACGGCGTAAGCGGATCTCTCCCCTGCTTATTAAGGACGGCTGTTTTCAAAATCCTTGGCAGATGCGGTCCAGTTCATACCAAGGGTCCGACGCTTCACTGTCATTTCTACAATGGGGCGCGTGCAGAAACGGCGTGGCTATGTCAGTTTCTTGCTGGGACGCGTGGCACGCTCTGCACGACACTTCATCCCTTGTCATCTGCCAGGTGAAATGCCACTTGAGCAGTCTTTCCTGGGCGTACATCACTGAATCCGGTATGAGCCTCAACTGCGCTAGGGTGGGCCCATATCATCCCAAAAGATAGAAAAACATCTCGTTAGTATTCTAAAGGATGTTTTCCGAGCCCTATCCTCGTTCGCTGAATGCCATGCTAAACCGGTCACCTCCGATCCTTCTTGAGAGAACGGGTGAAATCCATAAGCGCCAACGGTGAACGCCAAGCGTATTCAGCGAGCTTTGACATACCTCAACCTCCCTGAG